CTCCTCAGTGGCCTTCCCCTGGGCGACCGCCTGAATCTTCCAGATGCGCACCGCCGCTTCGAGCTTCCTCACGAGCGTCTCAGGCAGCCGAGCGGCCACCTGCTTCCGTCGTTCTGGAACCTTAAACTTTGAGGGCATCGGGGTCGGCCGAGACGAGGCGTGCACGTTCCCACTCCTGATTGGGGATTTCTACTGAACGGGCTCACAGCCCCGCGCCCTCGTTGTACACAGTTCGGTTTCACCCGTCAAACCAATTTGGTTCTTGACGTGAAACCGTTTTGGTTCTATATCTCCTTTCACCCTCGCAGCACTGAGGGCCGGGCGGGCGTGCAGGTGGCGGCGGGCGGCATCGCGAAAGCGTTGCTCGGGAACGCGCAGCAACCAGGGGTGGACAATGAACGACAGAGAGTCGCAGTGGGACCACAACCCGGCGCACGACGCGCCGCGTGGGGTGGAGTGCAGCGAGTGCAGCGGGGACGCGCGCGCGTCCACCGTCTGTGCCGAGTGCGCGGAGTCGCTCCTCGACGAGGAGCGGGTCTGTCTCGAGCAGCTCGAGCGCGTCACCGAAGGCGTGCGCGCGGTGTTGGCGGCGCAGCGCGCGGGCGTCGAGGCGCGGACGTGGCGCGCGGCCGGCGCTGGACTGGTGCGCGAGCTCGCGCGGCTGGAGTCGGTGATGCGTGCGCGCGGAATGTTGCCGTCGGCTGCGTCGAGACTGTCGCGCACGCCCCACGAGCGACTGGAGGAGGCAGAGGCGCGGCGCGACGACGCGGCGCTCGAGCGGCGGCGCTTGGAGGACCGGTGAGCGCGCTTGTGGTGTTGCTTGGCGGCAAGGTGCCCATGTGGGTCGAGGGCGGCCGTGGGTGGCTCCTCGACACGGCGACGCACGAGTGGCGCGCGCTCGACACGTTCACGGCGTTCGGCGGCCGCGTGCTGCTGGACGCGGAGATTCAGGCAGTAGTGACGCTGTACGGACGGCCGCAGCGCGGCCCAGGGGTGGAGACATGAGCGAGGCACCGAAGACGCTGGGTATCTACGCGGCGCTGGCGAAGGTGATGGCTGAGGTTGGGGCCATCGGCAAAACGCGGAAGAACGAGTCGCAGAAGTACCAGTTCCGCGGAATCGACGACGTCGTTGCGCACGTGCAGGACGTGATGGCGCAGCAGGGCGTCATCTGCGTGCCGCGCGTCATCGAGCGCGAGCGCGAGCTGCTTGACAGCAAGTCTGGCGGGAAGATGGCGAGCGTCCGGCTGCTCGTCGAACACACCTTCTACGCCCTCGACGGTTCGCACGTCATCTGCACGACGCTGGGCGAAGCGATGGACTCGGGCGACAAGGCCAGCAACAAGGCGATGTCGGCGGCGCTCAAGTACGCGCTGACCGAAACGCTGCTCATCCCCACCTACGAGGTGGACCGCGACACCGAGGAGCAGTCGCCGCAGATTGCCGCGCCGCCCCGTCCGCCCCAGGTGAGTCCGCCGCGCGGCCCGAGCGGCCCGCCCGCGCAGGTGGTGCCGTTCCCCGACACCATCGGCGAGTGGTGCGCCCGCGTCGAGGCCGCCGACACGCTCGCGGCGCTGACGGCCGTGGGCAAGGCGATGGCCGACGACAAGGACGCCAAGCGGCTGCGGGAGAATGCGCGCATCCGCTCGGCCTACACGGCGCGCATGACGGCGCTGGCGGCGCGCGAGAAGGGCGGTGGCCAGTGAGCGATTGGAGGAAGTCGACGGTGTGGCGCCGCACGATGCCGGGGTTCCCGGCTGGGTGGGTCACCATCACGCGCGATGAGCGCGGCACGTTCTCGTGGGAGGTGCAGCTTGTCGACGTCGCCGAGCCCGCGTTTGGCAGGTCGTCGGCCAACTTCGCGGGCGCGAGGCGAGAGGCGCTGGCGAGGTACGAGGCCATGGGCGCGGCGCTGCAGCGGGCGCGAGGCGGCCAGTGAGCGCCCTCACCGCGTCCGGCCTTGAGGCTGCCGAACGTTGTCCGTCGTCCTTTGCGCTGCCGCGCGTGCCGGAGTCCACTGAAGCCGCCGAGGACGGCACGCGCCTGCATGAAGTGCTGGCCTCTCGCGTCGCGTACCTGCGCGGCGAGGCGTCGGAAGGCCCCGTGGCGACGGAGGACGAGGCCGACTGGAGCGACGGCGTGCTTGAGCGCCACCCGTGGCTCACGTCGCACGTGTCCGAGGTGGCCTACGCCTACGACGTTGCGACGGGGCGCGGCCGGTTGTTGGGCCGCAACCTGGGCCGCGCGTACGACGTCGGGTCGACGGAGATTGCCGGCACGGCGGATTACGTGCGCGTCGACGAGGCGGCCGGCGGCGTCGTGGTGGTCGACCTGAAGACGGGCCGGGGCGACGTGACGCACCCGTCGGAGAACCCCCAGCTCGCGCTGCTCGCCCTTGCGGCGGCGGCGTGGCACGGCGTCACGACGGTGCGGGTGGGCATCCTCGCCGCGCCGATGGGCTCGACGCCGTGGGTGACGTGGCACGAGCTCGGCCCGCTCGACCTGCTGCACGCGGCGGCGCGCATCGGTCGCGTCGTGGAGGCCGTCGAGGCCGCGAAGACGACGCCCCGGTACAACGTCGGCGGGTGGTGCGGGTACTGCCCGGCGCGGCGCGACTGCCCGACGCAGACGGCCATGCTGCGGCGGCTCGCGACCGACCCACAGGCCGTCGCGGAGGACATCGCCACGGGCATCGTGACGCCCGATGTCGCGCGCCTCGCCTACCAGCGGTATCGCGCGGTGAAGGCGGCCATGTCGCAGGTGGAGGCGCAGCTTCATGCGTGGGCGAAAGAAAACAACGGCATCCCCCTCGGCAACGGCCGCATGTGGGGCCCGCGCGAGTCGCAGCGCAGCGTCATCGACGCGGAGAAGGCGTGGCCCGAGTTGGTCCGCAGGTACGGCGTCGACGCCGCGCGCGAGATGATGACGATGAAGACGAGCAAGACCGCCATCGGTCGCGTCGCGTCGAAGCTGGCCCCGCGCGGCCAGAAGGCGGACGCCGCGAAGACAGCACTCGCGCTGCTGACGGCGGCGGGCGCTGTGACGATGCGCACTGTGACGGAGTTCGAGGAGTACCAAGTGACGAGCGCGACGTCTGCGCTCCCGGCCGCTGCGTCCGCTCCCCCCTCGGGCGCAGGGCCGGTTTTTTCCGAGGACGAGGGGAACGAAGGCGAGGAGACGACATGAGCAGCGCAGAGCGAGTCATCGCGTGGAACGAAGTCCTCACCGCAGCCGGGCTCGACCCGCACGCTGTGCCGGACGACGTGAAACGCGTCATCCACGCGGCCGTGATGCGGTACGCGAAGGCGTCGGGGTTGCAGCCGGTCACAGCGCCGCAGCGCGTGGCGTCGGGCGAGCGCAGCGCCGTTGCGGGCGACGGCGTGACGGTGTTCCCGCCGTTCGGGCGCTCGAAGGGCCAGCCGATTCGCGGCGCGGCCATCGACACCCTGCGTTTCTACGAGCGCTGTGCGCGGGAAAACCTCGACAACCCGGACAAGGCGAAGTGGCACCACAAAGAGCAGGCGTTGCTCGATGCGGTGCGGGACGAGCTGCGACGCCAGGGCGAGGCGGCCAACCATGAGTGACGACGTGAAGGCGCTGTCGACGCGCATCGGCGAGGCCATCCGGCGCGTGACGTCCGGGGCGGGTGTGATGCGCATTCCTGTCGACCCTACCGACCCCGACGTCGTGTTGGCGGACTGCCTCGCTCACATCGACGGAGAAGCCGCCCGCACCGACCTGCGCGTGCGTGCCGTCGTCCACCGGCGCATCTCGCACCCCGGCCGTGTCGTGTTTGCGGAGCGGCCCGGATTCGAGGTGAGTGGCGATCAAGTCGCGGGGTCGATCGCCATGCCGGCCGCGCGCTTCGTCTCGTGGCCGTCGGGCGACGAGGTGCTCTCGTTGCGGCCGTGTCACCACGTCCCAGGGAAGTGGCGCTCGCATCACCGGGCGCGCGTGTCGTGGCTGCGGGCGCACGCGGAGAAGGGCGGCCGGTGGCAGGGAGTCGACGCGCGCGAGCTGCTGGTGGCGCTCGACGCGTGGCTTGAGGCTGGGTGCCCGCGGCGGAAGTGGAAGCGCCTAACCGCCCGAAACAACTGACGACTCGACGCGTCGGTCGATTCCCCCTTGCGCTGGCTGTGAGCTAGTGATATCAATATCTCACGACGGCGGCATGGAGCCGCGTTGAGGCCCGGGAGGGCCGAGGAGACACGACAATGACGACCACGACGACCACGACGACCACGACCCACACCGACGACGCCCGCATCGCCAAGCTCGCCGTTTCGGACGCCGCTTCCACGGCCGACGACCTCGTGCGCGAGGGTGGGCTCGATGCCCTGGCCGAGTGTCTCACGCCGGGACAACTCGGCGCGAGCGAAGGCCTCTGCAATGCGCTCGGACTTGAGGGCACGGCCAAGTACCTCGGCGTGCCGCTCACCGAGAGCCGCGACGAGCTGCACGCCGCTCTGGCCGTGTACGACCGCGAGCACCACGCCGCCCTGGCGCACGAGTTGGCCGAGCGCAAGGCCTGACCCACCCGCGAGGCCATCGCCCGGGCGCGCGTCTGACGGAATCCCCGCGCGACATCCTCAGCGCGGTGACGGCTGGCCCGGCCATCCACAGGGCAGCGACGGCGAGGCAACTCGCCCGTCGTCTCGAGCCCCCGAGTCACCTCGGGGCCTGGGGACGATGACGCGACGACGACGCAGCAACAACCCCGACGGGCGCCCGTCGCGAGGCCTCACCGAGGCGCGCGTGCTGGTGACGTTGCCCGAGGCGCTCCTCGATGCCGCGACGGAGGCCGCGCGGACGGCGGGCGTGACGCGCGCGGAGTGGATTCGCGAGGCGATGCGGGTGCGACTCACGGCGTCGGCGTCGTCGTCCACACCCTGACCCGGTCGGCCACCCACACCCCGGTGGCCACCACCGACAGCACCGCCGTCACCCACGACGGCGCGCGCGACTCCTCGCGCAGCCGCTGCAGCTCGGCCCTTATGCCAGCGAGTCCACAACCACGACGGTGACGTAGTTGTTGGTGGGCACCGTCTGCACCAGCCCGGAGAACGCACACGCGAACTCCGCCTCGAACGAGCCCACGGTGTCCGTGTCGCCCGTCGCCCACGCATACTGCACCACGCCGTCCGCGCCGCCGTTGGGCTTCGTGGTGCTGCCCGCCGCCACCTTCAGCGCCTTCGTCCGCGCGTCGCGCATGCGAAACGTGACGGTGGCGCTGGTGATGTCGAGGGCGGCGCCATTGGCGTCGAGAAGCTGGACGCGCAGCGCAGGGAGTCGGTCGCCCTGCTTCATGTAGACGGTGCTCATTGCAGAACCTCGGTGCGTGCGGCGGTGGAGGACAAGACGACGGCGGTAGCGGTGGTGCGAGAGACGTCGACGCGCGACTCGGACGACGACAGGACGAGGCCGCGCGCACTGCCCGACAGCACGAGGACGGTGGCGCCACCGAGGCCGGGCGTCACCCAGATGTCGGGCGCAGGCGGTCCGCCCGCGGCCTGCAGCGTGGGCGCCGGCGTGACGGACGCCCCCTGCCCCGCCACGACGGGAGTGCCAGAGGCCGCCAGACTGGGCGCCGGCGTCGAAACGGCAGCCGCACCAGCCGAGACTGAGGTGCCCGACGCCGCGAGTGTTGGCGGCGCAGTGGAGGCCGCCGCAGTGCCCAAGACGACGGCGGTGCCCGAGGCCGCAAGGCTAGGGGCTGGTGTCGACGTCGCGCTTGAGCCCGTGACAACTGGCGTCCCGCTGGCCGCCAGCGTGGGCGCCGGCGTCGTCGCGCTGACGGTGCCGGTGGTGCCCGAGCTGGTGCCCGTCAGGGCGAGTAGCAGCGACACGGGCGGCCTCCGTCACGACCTCAGATGAAAACAGCGTCAAACGTCACGATGAACATGATGACGCCTGACGTGGTGACGGTGCCGATGTTTTTCGCGGCGATTGCGACGAATTCGCCAGGGTACACCGGGATGGGATTGTTGAAACCCATGTATTGCCCGGCAGGCGAGCCAAGCGCACCGACCGCAGCGGCAGCGGCGAACGTCTCGAGGCCGATGGGAAGGCGACGCGGAGCCTTCGCCGTCGCGCTCTCCGTCGTGGCGAGCGACACGTTGGTGTGGCCGTAGCAGAGCGAGTACTCGTAGAGCACTGGCCCGCCGACGAGCACCGTCGAGACAATACTCTGAATTCGCACCCCATTGATAAGCAGCGTCTTGCCGGGGATGGCTGCCGTGGGGAGCGGGTTCTGGTAGCTGCAGAGAATTCCGTCGGTGTTGGCTGCCAGCGTCGGCTGCACCGCAAACTGTCCTCCGAGCCCCAGCGCACCAGCGCCCGCCGTCGCGTTCGCAATGGCCGCGCCAGCGCCAGGTGCGAGCGAGTTTGTCAGCAGCGCCGTGGAGCCGACGGTGTGTCCCGTCTGTCCCTGCGAACCGTGACGGCCCGACATGGAGAAGATGTTTTCGCTGTTGAGACTGATTCCGGCGGCATCCTGCAACCCAACGAAGATGTAGCCAATCTTCATCTGCGAAGCCAGGGTCGGAGCCACGCCGCCGTTGACGACACGCGCGAAGAACGGCTGCGCGGGCGCGTACACCGGGAAACCCGCTGTTGTCGGCGTGTTGATGATGGCCTGCGTTGCGCCGTCGATTGCGAAGAATACGCGGTCGTTCTCGACTGTGATTTTCCATCGGTGCATCACGTTATCGGCGGGCACCGGTAGAGCCGCGCTGAGAGTCTCGGCGCCGTTGATGTTGACGACAGCGAACAACTGCCCCGAGGCGTTCATTCGGAAGAACGCCCCGTCCGTCGGAGCCGTCGCGCCCGTCGCGATGCCAAAACCCCACTCCATGACGTTGTTGTTCTGCGGGGGCTGTGTGTACAGCATATCCATCGTCAGGTACGTGGCGAGGTCCGGCAGAAACGGGAAGTGCTGGTAGGTTGCAAGGCGCGCGTTCGTGTTGATGGTGTTGATAAGCGACGCATTGAGGTTCGCCGTGCCGCCCGCGAATGTCACCGTCATCGTGGTGACGGGCGCCGTGAAGATGGCCGAGTTGATGGAGGTGTTGTTGAAGAGCTCGAAGAAGAGCGGTACGGGTTGGCCGGTTGACAGCCGCCCCTGCGCCGACGAGCGGAGTGGCTCAACGACGAGCCCTGCCGGGTCGCCGCTGTTAGACACCGCGCCCGCGAGGCGAGCGAAGCCGGCCTGATTCGGAATGACCGGCAACGTCGTCTTCAGGTTGTTGTTGGCGTCGACCTCCGCGCCGTTACCGCTTGTCGACCCTCGAATATTCGTGTCCATTGCCATGTTCGGCTCCTCAGTCTGACCAGACGAAATTCAGCGTGAATCTGCCCGTGAGCTTCTCGGCGCTGCGGGCGTAGATGGTGAAGCCGGTGGCCGCGATGACGTCACCACACGACAATCCGGTGAGAAGTGCCGCGTAGGAGTGGTCGTTTGCGGTGTGGTCGACCGACGTAGAGCGCATAAAGAAGGCTTCGGCCTTCGCGCTCCCTCCAATGGTGCCGACTCCCGTCACCACGACAGACGCCTCGTTTGAGCCAGGGAGGGCCCCGAAGTCGATAGTCGCTGTGCCGGTGCCCGAGGCCATGTCATCCCTCCAAAACAAGCCCGTTCTGAATCCAACCACGCCAGCCGCAACCACCCAGACGAACCACCTCGCCAAGAACGGTCAACGATTCAAGGTTGGCGCCGCCGTCTTGGTAGTGGCCGCTTATGTCTAGGAATTCGCCACCGTCTACGGGGTTGATAAACGGGACATAGAGGGGCCCGACGCACGCAGGCCGTCCGCCGCACGGACAGTCCAGGACGACGCCAACGCCATTTCGAGGCGGCTGCTCTGCGCCGACCAACCTAGCGTTGAGGGCGCTAAGCGGAGTCACGCTCCGCCCTCGGTGATGATGAAGGAGGTCACCTGCACCGGCTGCGTCGCGACGATGCTGGTGGTGACGAGCTGCAAGTCGCCGCCGCCGCCCGTGGCCGTCACGTCCCCGTCGGTGACGGTGGTAGTGCCAGCCGAGTCAACGAGTCGGAACCAGGTGGCGGTGCCGGTGTTGTTGGCCGACGAGTCCTGCGTAATGGCGTTGGCCGTCAACACGCCGCTTGAAGCGGCAGGCGCGAAGGGCGTCCCGCACGTCAGCTCGGCCAGCAGCGTGCCTGCCGGTGCGGTGTCGGCGTCGGCAGGACGCGTTCCCGAGTAGATGCGCAGCAATGCGCCGTTGCCTGCGCGCGTCGCGATGGTGTTGGCGCGCGTGGTGCGAAACGCTGCAGGGAACTTGAGGGCCATGTTGTCATTTCTCCGATGGTGGGAGGCTGGGTCGCCGAGCGGCAAACGACTCCGCGACGCGGCTGCCGTGCGCCGACGCCACGACGGTGACGATGGCGATGCAGTACTCGCCGAAGCCTGCCGCCGTCCCGGCGACGTGCACGACGAAGACGAAGACGAAGGTGAGCACCGCGATGGCGATGCACGCGAGGTGGAGCTTCGTCGAGGCCCAGCCGCTGCGAGGTGTCGTCATTCACCACTCCAGGGAGACGGATGCGCCGGCCGCGCCCACGGTGTTGACCCACGCGCCCGCCGAGACGCCGCCCACGATGCGCCGCTCGAGCGAAGCACCCAGCACGAGGGGTCCGGCCAGGGGGACGAGTGGCTCCCGCAGCGACGCCCCGACAAGCACGCCCACCCGCCAGTCAGGCCGGAGGGTGGTGGTGCTCGAGCTGGTTACCTCAATCTTGCCGCTACTCTCCGACGCCCTCCCGAGGTCGACGAGCTCGCGCGTGTCGGCCTTCGTCGTGGTGAGGCGCTTCTCGCGCACCTCGCCCTCGGGGCTGACGACGCGGTCGACGTACACCACGCGCGCCTCGGCCTTCGCGCGCTGGGTGACGACCTTCTCGACGATGCGGTCCTTCCAGACGACCTTCTCGACCTCGCGCACGTCAGTCTTCACCGGTGCGGTGAAGCGCCCCGCCGAGAACGCAGCCGCAGCCGTGCCCACGATGGCAACGGCCAAGATGACGCGCTGGCGAGCCTCGGGCGTCACGGTGGTGGCCCGATGGTGATGGTGATGCAGTGCGGCCCCTGTGCGTTCTTGATCTTCTCGAAGAGCGCGTTGAAGGCCGCCGTCGACTCAAGCACCTTGTCGGTCTCGCGCTCCCGGCCTGGGAGAAGGCAGCCCTCTGTGTGGCTGGCATCGTTGCCCGCGTGGATGCGGATGCCCTTGAAGCCTGGGACATCCATCACGAGGGGCAGGTCGCGCTTGAACCGCGGCGACGGCGTGATGCGCACCTCGAAGCGACCGCAGGGGATGGCCGTCTGCCCGAACACCTTGGGCTCCGGTGGCGGCCGGTACCTGTCCTCGAGGATGAAGCACTCGAAGGCGCCGTCCACGTACAGCTCACCGATGGTCGATCGCGGGGTGAGCCAGCGCCGTTTCAGCTCGAGATTCATCGCCGCCGCCTCTCTCGGGTGCGCTCGTCGAGACGCTGCACGAGGGCTTCGAGGTCGCCCAGCCGCCGGCCGTACGTCTGGCCGATGCCGTTGATGCGCTCCTCGACCTTGTCAAGAGCGCCCTTCATCTGATTCTGCAGCGCGTCCGACAGCGAGAGGCGGTGACTCAGCCCGGACACCTCGCTCTCCAACCGCTTCGCGATGCCCAACACCTCATCCAGCTTTGCCGTTTCGGCTTCCTTCAGCGCGGCGCCCAGTGCGTCCTGGCGCTTCAGCCACCGAGTGAAGAAGAGAGCCGCGCCGCCAGGGCCGAACGTCGTCAGCACGGCCAGCAACCCGAGCGCCCACGGCGGCATCGAGATGGACTCCATTACGCGCCTCGCTTCGTCACGGCCTCGACGAGTTGCCGCAGGGTGCGCTCGATGCGCTCGAGCGAGTACGTCTGGGTGGTGGCGACGTCGGAAAGACGGGTCACCTGCGTCGACAGCGCAGCGAGGCCTCGAGTCAGCTCCGCAACGCGGGCGTCGACGTCGGCAGCGCGGGCCTCGAGTAGACGGACACGGGCCTCCACGTCGTCGAGGTTGCGTGGGTCGGACATGACGGGACGGTGGGGGTCGCGCTGCTACGCCTCAACACCTCTGGGTGTAGAGTAAGGCATGCGCTTCCTCCTTGCGTTGGCGGTGTCCGTTGCCTCCTTGGGTTGTGGATCGACCTGCGACCCCTCAAACTGCTCCGGGTGTTGCTCCGAGCGCGGCACCTGCGTCGCCGGCAACACGCCGGCCGAGTGCGGCACGGCCGGCGCGATGTGCACGACGTGCGCAACCGGCGCGGTGTGCGCCTCTGGCGCTTGCCGGCCGAAGTGCCAGTGTAACAGCGGATGCTGCGACTCGGAGGGGCGGTGCGTCTCGATGCCTCGAGCCGGGCAACCTTCCCCGTTCTCCTCGAGCCTTTGTCCTCCCGAGCCCGGGCTGAACCAGGGCTACTGCGTGACGTGTCTCGCCAACGCAGCCTGTGACTCCGGCCAAGTCACGCCCTCGGCTCCGCCCTTTTACCAGTGCCGCCCGACTCAGGGCGCGCCGTAGACGGCCGCGGTGAAGTCGAACTCGGCCGGCAGGAACGCGCCCACGCCACCTGAGTCTTGCTGGTAGAGCTCGAACCGCAGCACGGCCCGGCCCTGGGACGGGAAGATGCTGGTCGGCGTGACGATGCGCTGCGCGCCGGCCGAGGTGCCGAAGGGCGTCGCCTCCGCGTAGAACTCGGACAACCCCAAAACCGGGAAGTCGAACACGCCCGTCGACAGCCGGACAGGCGCCCCGAGGATGCCTGGCTCCCCGCTCGCACCGACGACGCTGGCGAAGGTACTCCCGATGGCTGCGCCCTGCACCCTCACGACGACGCGCGGAATACGGACGTCGTTGTGTTGCCCGTACCGTCGCGTGAGTCGTGGAGGGTTAATGCTGGCACCGCTCGGAAGGCCCGGCGCAGGCGGGAACTGAAGCGACTCCTCCCAACCGTGACGCAGCGTCAGCTGAAGCCAGCACTCCTGCAGGTTCTGCTGCGCGAGGTTCGCCTGCTGGAAGGTGATGGGCATGTCCTGGCACACCAACACCGGCTTCGCGTACGCCATGTCACCCTCCGTGCCAGACAGCCCAGAAGTCGGCGCGAGCGCGCTCCCATCCGTTGTTGGCCTTGTTGTACTTGTAGCTCCACAGCGCGGTGACGGTGGTGGACGTCACCTCGGCGTGCGTCACCAGCACCGTGCCGGCGGGCGTCTGCGTCGCGTCCTGGCGCGTCCAGTCGGGACAGATGAATGGCGAAATGCCCGCCACCAACGCCGTGCCGAACGTCACCGACACGCGCCCCAAAGACACCTCCGCGAGAGTGATGGTGGACGGGCTGAGCTGCTGAATCTTGTCGTAGAGCCCCACGGACTTGAAGCGCCCCTGCACGAAGTGACGCGCCACCTGTCGCGTGTTGTGGTTTCCGTCGGCGGCGTGCTCGGCGAGGAACTGCGCCTCCCAGTTGGCCGTGTGGAAGAGCGTCTCGTTGTAGTCCTGCGCGACGCCCGAGAAGTACCCGGGCGCGCCCACCGTCTGCCCGCGCGTCCACCCCTCGGGGAAGCGAGTGCCGGGGCCGATGATGGCGGTGGCCCAGTTGGTGGCAGTCAGCGGCGTGGAGTGGATGGCGATGTCGAAGGTGGCGTCTGCCGCCGCCCATGTGTTGCCATTGACGACGCCAAGCGCCGACGACAACTGCGACAGGTACACCTCGAGCTGCGTCGCCGACGTCACCTCGACGCGGTGAAGCCACGGCTTCGACTCGATGCCGGTGCCGGAGACGTTCACCTGCGCGCGCATGTCGGCGGTGAATCGCCCCGACGCCAGTGTCAGGCGGATGTGTCCCGTCCCCACGCGCGTCACGGCTGTGATGTCCGTCGACGCGTTGGCGAGGGCGTAGGTGGAAGGGCCGGTGAAGGTGATGCGCCGGCAGACGCGGGGCACCTCCATCACGTTGTGCTCTCCGTTGGAGGCCCGGTGTTGCTGTGCGAAGCATCCGCGCAGCCAGCCGAGGTTGTCGCGCCACGTGTTGAGTCGCCCTGGGCCGAGGGGCGTCTTTCGCGCGGTAATTGGCAGGTTGACGAAGGGCATCGTTACCCCGTGGAGAGTCGGTTGCCGGTGTCGCTGTTGCTGTAGACGCCGGCCGTCTTCGTGTCGGCGGCCTTCCCGTACATGCGGCTGCCGTCCGGGTAGTTCGTGGGGTCGGAGATGGCCGTCGGGTAGGTGGTGTGTCCGCGCAGAATCTTCCACGTCGAGATGGCGATAGTGCCGCCGACGGCGCGGATGGTATCCGACACCGTCAACTCGAAAGCCGAGTTGATAACGGTGATGCGCAGGCCCCGGTTGTGGGCGAACTCCGTTGAGGCCTCGTTTGCGTCGCCGTCCTGCAGCACGAGGATGTCCCCTGCCTGCACGCCAGCCGAGGTGAGGTTGCCGGCCGAGAAGGTGGCCACGTTGTCGTCAAGCACGCTGACGGTGACGCCGCCGCCGTTGTACGTGGCCGAGCTCGCCCGCGTGATGAGCGCCTCGTCGTCGAGAAGGAACGGCACTTCGGTGAGGATGTCCGACACCCAGACGGCCTCCACCTCCACCTGCCCCGTCTCGTGCAGGTAGTTGAGCGACTCCACCTTCCAGATGGCGTCGGTGTACGTATCCGGGAAGGACGCGCCGCCGCGGGTGATGGACAGCTGGAAGAAGTCGCCCAGCTCGAGCGCCATCGCCTCGGGCCCGTAGCGGAAGGACACCACCGGCCGCACGCGCGACTCCAGCTGAAACTGCCGCTCCACCACCTCGAAGCCCTGCGGGTTGCCGATGCCGAAGACGTCGCCAATGGTGAGGCCAACGTCGGTGTACGACGCATCGACGACGCGGGTGAAGGGCTTGCCCCAGTCGACGATGTTCCCGGTGTGGTCGAACGGCCCGCGTCGCTGCCCGCCCGTCTCGATGTACACGCGGTTGTACGGCGCCCACCGCTGCCCCTGGGAGGGCGTCCGCAGCCGCAGCGAGTCGGCCACGATGCGTGTCTCGTCGAGCGTCGTCAGCCCCACGCCCGTGCTGGCTGTGGCGTACTGCGCGAAGGTGGCGGTGTTGGCGAGCGCCCGCACGCGCCCGTCCGGCAACACCGACAAGTCGAACTGCCCAGACGACGCCAGCGTGCGGAGGACGCCGCGGAGCTGCCCCGCCTCCGTGACGACGGTCGTCTCGGCGCGTGCCGTCGACAGGAGTCCGATTTCCCCGACGTACACGGCAGCTTGATTCCCTGGGTTGGCCGCCGCCACGTCATTGAAGGATGTCGCGTCTACCGACAGCGTCCCGCGCGAGTATTGCTGGATGAGGTCGCGCGCCACGTTGCTGCACGGAATGGCAGCATTCAGCCGCCCACCAAACGCATCGAACGAGGGCGGGTACGTGTGCGAAGACAGAGGGAAGGCCAAGGCGCTGATGCCTCCACCACACGCCTGCCAGAAAGCCTCCCAGAAGGCGCCGAGATCGACGCTCGACACCAGCGCGCCAGGCGCGCCGAACTGCCCACCCAAAAGGTCATTCATCACGAACGGGACGGACAGCATCAGCGTCAGGTCGAAGTCCACGAACCAGATGCGCCAGTTCTTCCCGGACTTCGTCACCTGCACCGACTTGTTGAGCGAATACCAAGCCTGAGGCGGGCCGGGAAACGAGTTGGTCTGCTTGTCGGGGATGAGCTGAAAGAGCGCCGAGTCAGGAGGACCGACAAGGTTGTCGAGCGTCGTGCAGCACAACACGCACTGCACTCGCGGTGACGTCAGCGAGTTTCGCGTCAGTGTGTTGACCCACTTGCGCACCGTCGGAAGCAGCGGCACGCGGACGCTTCCGAATGCCAACGGCAACGGCCGGCGCGCGTCTGTCCCCCAGTTGCCGTCGACGCCAGCGTAGGCCCCGCTCGCGTTGCCGAAGTCGGCAGCCACGCCACCAACACCGCCCGTCGCCCTCATCCAGTCCAGCAGCGAGGGCGGGGTGGCGATGTCGGCCGCCGCCAGCGCATCGTCGGCGAGCTCGAGGAAGACACGCGACTCGTCTCGAGACGGGAAGTCCAGACACGTGAAGACACCCATCAACCGCCCGCCCTCGGACGTCGGCTGCGCTGGGTCAAACAACGACAGGGCCACGCGGAAGCGCGCTTTCAGCAGCGTCGACGTCACCGTCTCGGGCTTCGTCATCCAGTCGAAGGTGCCGTCGGTGTTGTCCAGCACCATCGACAGCGTCGACGCCGCCATGAGGCCGTCGGCCGACAGGCTGCGCTGGTGACGCCCCACCGAGATGATGCGCCCGTCGAACTCGAGCAACGGGGAGCCGACGATGGGCACCGTGAAGCCGCCCGTGACGGTGCTCCACCGCTGCGTGACGCCGTCCACCACCAGCGTGGTGGCGAAGTTGTCCGTCGATACCTCCATGGTAATGGCAGCACCGGGGACAGGCTGCGGCGACAGGAGAGCGAATGTCATGCACCCACCTCACGCCCCTGGCTGCGGATGACGAAGTCGGGCGGCTTCACGATGCTGAAGTCCTGCCACCGCCACGAGTAGGCGGGCATCTCGAGATGTCCGTACAGGCACCGCTGCTGCGCCTCACCGAAGACGCCCTGACGCCAGTCGTCGCACCACAGCAGCGGAATGGCGGGGCCTCGGCAGTCGCGCCACAGCGTGCGCAGGATGGCGTTCTCCGCCTCGGTGAACTCCGCGAAGATGAGACTCCGCGTCAGCACCGGCCCCGCGAGGAAGATGCCCCGGACTCCGCCGTTGGCCAGTTCCACCGTCGGCGCCCGCACGCGCTCATCATCACCGCTGCCGTCGAGTTCTCCACGAGACAGCGTCGTCGCGGCACCAAGCACCACCTCGCCGACACGCAACACGCCGGAGCCGCCACCACCCCAGACGAAGGTGAAGCGCCAGTAGCGCTTGGTGGCCTGCGTGAAGGCTGCGCACGTGTCCTTCGCCCTAGGCCCGGTGCCTGTCAGCGTTGACGCGAATGGTCCGACCACTCCCGTCGTGAAACCGGAGTCATCCGCCCCGCGCACCTCGATACTGCGCGTGCCGGAGCCGATCGTCAGCAGGTTGTGGTTGACGACGGCTGCGGTGTCGATTGCCTGCGCAACGGTGAGGTCGACCGTCAGCGTCACGCCCGACGACGCCGATGTGAAGATGAATTGCCTGTCGAGACGCCTGTCGTTGAGCCGCGTCCGCGTGTCGTTCGACGGCCCAGACGACGCGGTGAATTGCGAGGCCGCCAACCCTCCGGCGCGGTTGCGTGTGGCTGGGATGAATCCGTAAGGCATTACCGGCCTCCCTGTCCGCGGCCCGTGCGCTGCGCGTTGTAGAAGCCGCGCCCGCCGTCCGCCTCGAAGAACTCCCTCGTATTGCGTGAGTCGAAAGTGTTGATGTTGACGGTCGGCCCTGCGGCAGCTGCGCGCACGCCCGCGCCGGCCAACCCGCCGATGGCTCCACCCAGCGCGCCACCAATACCGGGCAGCAGCACGTTGCCGACGATGGTGCCGAGCGTCTGCAGCAGCCCCGCGAGGATGTTGGCCACCACCTGCCCGGCGTCCTGCTCCCCGCCAGACGCAAGCGCCTGGATGCCCTGAGACACTGCGTCGGCGAATGCCGCGCCTACCTGTGCGCCGGCTTGGGCAAAGCGCGCCTGCTCGGCCGCCAGCTTCGACGCTGCCTCGCGCGTGGACTTCAGGTAGTCGTCGAGCGCCTTGGCGTGCGACTCGGCCATCTGTCGCTCTGCCGCGCGCTGTGCCTCGGCCATCTGCTGCCACTGCGCCCCCGACGGCGCTTCAGGTCCCTCGGGCGTGAGGTCGATCTCGAAGCGCGACATGTCCATGACGCCGCCACCCGCCGCCCCACCCCCGCCGCCAGTGACGCGCCCGCGCCGCCCAGCGCCACCCACAGCAAGCGCTCGAGCTTCCGCTTGGCTCTGCAACCCGCCACCGACTTCCGCCAACACGCCACCGGCCTGTGCCTGGGCGAGGCGAAGCCGGGCGGCCGACATGGCGCCATCGTCGCCAGAGATGAAGGCCTTGGCCGCGCCCACCATGGCGTCGAAGCCGCCAGCGCCGAGGAAACGATTGACGCTCTGCACCTCCTCAAGGAAGGACTTCAGCAGCCCCGTCACCGCCGACAGCGCGCCGGACTTCTGAGCCACTTCCGCGATGAATCCTCCAAACGCCTTTTGAATGTCCCCGAAAGCGTCCTCAGCCAGCCGCACCTGCCCCGCCAACGACTCCGCGTCAGCCGCGCCCGTCCCGCCGAACTTCTTCCCCAGCGCATCGACAGCCCGGCGCAAGTCCTCCGTGCGCTCTCCCGTCGCCTTGAAGTTGATGCCGAGCGCCTTCACCGCGCCGCTGCCCGTCTCGACACCTCGAGTCAGCGCCTCGGCCGCCGCTCGCGCGTCCGTCCCCGTCGCCGCAGCGAAGTCGAGGACGGCCTGCGTAGTGGCCTCGACGTCCTTGGGTGCCGCGCCGTACCGCAACAGCAGCGTCTGGATGGACTCGACGAGCTCGCTCGAAACCGCGTTGGCCTGCGCGAGGGCCGACGCCTGGGCCTGAAACGCGCTCGTCATCTCCTTCGCGACGACGGCCAATTGCCGCTGACTGCGCTCGGCCTCCATGTAGCTGCGCACGCTGGCGCGCGCGAAGTCCACCAGCACCTGCTGGGCGCTGCGGGCGGCCGACGACACCGACGTGAAGGCCGACGACGCGGCGTCCTCACCCAGAATGCGCAGCTGCAAGTCAGCCATGTCCGCCTCCGCGCTGCGTCGCCTCCCACGAGAGGAAGGCCTTGATGCACTCCATCTCCGGCCTCGCCACCTTCAGCACATCCACCACCCACGCCGGCCACGCGTCGAGGACGCCGCCCGAGTACAGCGGGGCATCAGTCGCCACGGACACACCCCACACCCGGAGTGCCGGCTCCGACACGACGAAGGCCCGCTCGATGTCGACGCGCACGTCCTTGTGCAGCGGCTGCGCGGGAAGCCCCTGCCGAGGCGGCGGGCGTCGGCCCAGCCACCCTTGTTCCGCGTCGAACCGCCACTTCGCGCTCGGCCGCCACGTCACACCGTCGGCGGAGGAAGGCCCGTCGTCCCGGTACCAAGCGCCGTACCAGAGGGCCGCTCGAAAAGCTGGGCCGCCTCCGAGTCCCAGCTGTTGGCGCGGTACACGAGGCGCAGCAGCTCCTGTGTGTACCGACTCAGCGCCAGCTCGACGAACACCAACCGGACGTAGCCCTCCAGCGTCGTCACTTCGCCGCCCTCCCAGCGCAGCGGCACGCCGCCCCAGCGAAGGTGCATCGACAGCACGGCGGCCAGCTTGTGAAGGGCGTCGTCGTCGACACCCAACACACCCAACGCCTCGCCCAGGGCTTTCGAGAAGGCCTCGCGCTGGCGCACCGACAAGCCGCGCTCCACCTCGAGGAAGACGCGCTCAGGCTTGGGCAGCTCGCGGTTGTTGCCGATGTCCAGCTCGTACCTGTCCCACTGCGTCAGCGTCAGCATGTGCGCCTCAGGTAAGGGTGAGAGAGAGGGAGTCGTTGCCCGCGTTGTCGCGCACGCGGAATGAGAGGTCGACCAGCGCGACGTCGTCCGCCGAGTCCGCCGAGTCCGGCGCGATGACTTCCGTGAAGGGCATCGACAGCGTCAGGATGCGCCCCGCGCCCGTGCCCTGCACGATGGTGACGGGGCAGTTGCGCCGCGCCGTGCTGCGCCCGCGGAAGGACTCATAGTCCTCGTAGAGGACGCCGCGCATCGACAACTCGACGTTGTACCGCGTCGCCTTCAGGCCCTGCACGCGCCGGTTGCCCGTCTCGCCCGGCAGGTGGCTGATGCCCGTGGCGAAGGCCACCTCCCACGACTGCATGCGCAGCGCGACGCCGTCGACGGTGACGGTGGACGTCGACTCGGGCAGCGGCCGGCCCGTGGGGTTGCTGACGGCCGGCACGAAGGGCACCAGCGGCTGCGCCGTGTGGGCTGCGGCCGTCGTCGAGAGAACGCCGCGCACGATGGTGGCCGACGTCCCGCCCGGCGTCACCGCCGTCACTTGAATGGCCTCCGACTCGCACAGGTAGAAGCCCAGGCCCAGCCGGTACGACTCCTCGGCCGTGATGGTGAGGGACGTCACCGTGCCGTTGGCCAGCGTGATGGAGTCCAGCTTGCCGCGCAGTTCCTTCCCGACGAAGCGGCCCGAGGCCATGAGGCCCGCCTCAGTGTCGCCGCCCTTCCACGTCAGGCGCTCGACGGCCCCGCCGAACCCGCGCTCGGCCGACTGCGCGCCCAGCTGCGTCGAGCCGCCGCGCACGCGCTCGAGCGTGAGGCCCGAGAGGAGGGGGTTGGGCTCGCCCGCCGTCGCATACACCACCGACGTGCCCGCGTTGACGGTACGCGCCAGCCCCGCCGCCCGGTACAGCGCGTCTTCGGCCGGCACCGTGTCGACGGCTGCTCGGCCCTTCAGCGACGTCTCGAGGCTCCACGGGATGAGCTCGACGCGCCCCTCCACGAAGTCGTTCTGTGCGCCGCGGCCCAGCGCCCGGTCGCGCTTCGGGCGGATGACGCCGGCCTCGACGGGGCCCATGTTGACGGCCACCACCTCGAGGGCCTGCGCGGCGGCTGGGTCCGGCGACGTGCCGAACGTCGTTTCGAGGCGGGCGAGGACGCGAGAGTCATACGCGCGGATGGGGACGATGGCCATTGGCTACCTCACGGGGTGATGCTGGGGCGGTGAAACACCTTGACGGTGACGGTGAGTGACGCGACTTCGGTGGGCCCTCCGACGGGCCGCTTGGACTCGTCGAACGCCTGGAACGGCATGCCCTTGATGCGCATGCGGGTGACGTCGGTGTGGATGACGTCGCCGACGCGCGCACGCCCGAGGGTGCGGCCGTCGTCCGACGTCAGCAACTCGTGCACGGCACGCGCGCACGACTCCAGCGTCTCGCGGCTGCGGTGTCCGCCGGCGGCCCTGTCGGCCACCCACACGGCCACGTCGAGGGTGACGGTGTGCTCATCCCGACGCACGCCGCCCAGTGGCACGGCGTCCCTGTCGCCGATGATGACGGCGAACGTCCGCCCCATGTCCGGCAACGACACCGGCCAGCCGTCGAGGACACCCTTGTGTGTCGGGGCCGTGAGGGCCGTCGTCGTCTCGTACGCGCCTTCCTGTGGCCAGCCGAAGAGGGCATTGGACGCGCCCGCCGTCACGCGCGCCACCGACTGCACGCCCTCCGTGGGCGCGGCCGCCGTGAGGACGAGACGCCCGTCGCCGTCGGCCGACGCGGTGAGGCCAGGGACGGGCGCCGCGTTGATGGCCGTGACCACCTGCGCCGCCGTGACGGCCGCCCCCGTCGGCAGCGTCACCGTCGTCACCGCCCCCTCCCGGGCTGTGGCGAGGGCGAGGCTGCCGCTGGAGATGTTCCACGGCCCGACGGCGGGCGACTTCAGCACCGCGCCGCGCAGGGCGTTGAGTTGCGTCACCTTCGCGGGGAGGTAGCGCAGGAGGTAGTCCCGGAGCGCGCTGGCCGCCAGCCGCGTCGGCTGCACGCCCACCGACGGGGCGAGCGGCAACGGCGCGCCACCACCCTCGACGAGCGGCACCGAGGAGAAGGCCCAGTACGGCTGGTTGCTGCCTGCGGGCCCGTCGAGCCGCCCCTCGATGCCCGCCGCGACATCGGCCGACGTGGGCGTCAGCGCGAAGAGGTATGCGCCCGACACGACGGCCAGCGACGGCGGCGTGCGTGGACTGCCCGCGCTGTCGTCGTACACGCCCGCCGTCGGCGCAGCGCCCGTCCACAGCGCGCCCGCCTCGTCCTCGATGTGCACGGCCCAGAACTGGTTGCTGCCGTCCGGCAGGTGCAGGCCCCACGTCACGCGGCGCGGCTCGGCACCGGCCCCGAAGTCGACGAGGGCGACGGTGCCCGCCGTCTCGTCTGCGTCCGACGGCGTGAAGGCCCAGACGCCGCCGCCGAGATGCGACGGTGCGGCCGGTGGCGTGCGCGCGCTGCCCGCCCTGTCGCGGTAGTCGACGAAGGACGGCGTCGCCGTCGTCAGCGGGGCGCCGGTGGAGTCCAGCACGAGGGTGGAGCGCGCGTCAGCCATGCGTCAGGGCGTCTGGTCGGGTTCGACAGGCGAAAGGGTGTCGACGAACGTGTTGAACTGTCCGGGTCGATCGTCAGCGAAGGCACGCGCGGCCGCGTTCTCCTGCGCGTCGAACCGAGCCTGCCAGTCCTGCGCGGCGTTGATGAGGGCGGCCACGTCGTCGCGAATCCGCTGGCGGCGCTGGTTGCCCGTGCGGCTGGCGCGGAAGTCGGCGAGTGCGTCTCGGAACCACTGGCGGGGCGTCGGCATGTGTCACCTCAGATGATGTTCGAGACTTCCCAGCTGAACGGAAGCGCGGCGGTCGCGTTGGCGGTGCCTGACACAGTGATGATTCCCGCGCCCGGAACGGCGATGAGTTCCTTGCACGTCGCGTCGCGGGCGTGCGGGGTGATGATCACGCGTGAGGCCGCCGTGACCAGCGAGTTCGTGATGACGACCGACGACGCCCCCGCCGCGATGGCGCTTTTCCCCGTGGGGCGGTTGATGGTTGCTGCGCCGGGCGTGCCGGTCGAGTCGGTGCCTAGATGAGATTGCCGCCCGTTTTGCTCAAACCGTACAAGGTTCCCAAGCACAGCCGTGTCGGTCAGCGTGGCGCTTCCGTTGTCGAGAACCCATCGAATAGCCCCGAACCGCATCTGAGCACCAAGCGAATCATCGACAGAAACAAAGCCGAGAGAGGCTGACGCGCCGCGGAACAGCCCGAACGTGGCCGCTCCGGCCCGAAAGTCGCCTTGCTTGTCGATCCAGATCTTCTCGACCTCAGTCCCACCGAGCCCCGTTCGCACCGAGAAGAGCCGCGCCGCCGCGTTGACCGACCCGTCCGCCACGGTCGACCCGACGACGCCGCACACGTCGGACGCGTTCGCGCCGAGGTCGGAACGGAGATCGAGCCGAGCGAGGCCAGCGGTGATGCCGAGCTGGAACACCGCGCGGGCGAGGAACGTCTTCACGCCGGCGAACGTCTGCGCCAGCGTCGAGACGAGGCCGCGCACCGTAGCGCTGGCGTTGGGCGGCGAGCTGGGCGTCAGGCCGGGCATGTCACTCGTCCCCCTTCATGTCGGCGAACTCGTCGAGCCCCGACTCACGCACCGCATTGCGCACGCCCTGCGCGGCGGCACGCTGAAGTTGCCTGTCGAAATCCGGCCCGAAGTCGAACGGTGGACGCGGCGGCATGCGTGCCGTGCCCGTCTGGTGAAACGAGGCGTAGTCGAGCCCCTGCGTGCCGTAGTTGAACTGCGCGTCGCTGTAGTCGCGCAATGCGTGCGGGCTGCCTTCGATGGTGAGGGCGTCACGCAGCGCGCCCGTTGCGACGAGGAGCGGCTGCCCGGGGTACGCGTCCTCCTTAAACGCGGCGTAGGACGCCGACAACTGCGCCCACGCCCCGGCCACCGGCCCCGCGCCCTCGGCGTCGAACTGCGCCTTCGCGCCTGCTTCGAGGACGGGCACCAACTCGGGGAAGATGTGCTTGCCGAAGTTGGCCGTCTCGGCGCCCGCGCGCTCGAAGGCCACGGCGAGCCGCTCGAGCTGCTGTTCGCCCGAGGCGTTGCCCACCTGGTACTCCAGCGTGATGGCGACGGCAGTCACAGGGCGTCGTCTTTCCGCAGGCGGGGGATGGTGGTGGACATGTTCGTCGCCGAGTCGGTGGTGAGTCGGTACTGGCTGATGTGCGTCGTGGGCCCGTCGGGCGGGGAGTCTCCCGCCGACGTCGCGCCACCGCCCAGTGCGTCCGCGCCGCCCTCGGCCAACTCGGCGAAGCGCGCGTCGACTTCGCTGCGCCACACGCGCAGCAACTCGTAGTCCTTGTGCGTGGCGGCCTCGGCGACGCGCACGGCCACCATCAACTCCAGCGTCTCCTGACACCACAGGTACGCCGCTGACGTGGCGTCGGTGATGTCCTCGGGGACGATGGCTTCCAGCAACAGCTTGCCAGCCAGGCGCGCAGACGCCCGGCCCACCGCCTCCTCCACCGTCGACAGCGCCGGCACCGTGTTGGGGCCGAAATTGTCGAGGTGGGGGAAGCGATGGCGACGCACGGAGTCAGGCGTGACGCCGAACGTCGCAGGCATGGGTTACCCCCTCGCCTTCAGGCCGCGGGCGAGCTTCTCCATGGCCTTGGGCAGAGGGGTGCCGGACTCCTCAGCCGCGTCGAGCGTCTTCTTCAGCGCGGCGAACTTCTTTTCGTCGGTGAGGAAACCGTCGGCCACCAGCTGCTTGGCCTGTGCCTCCGTCAGTTCGACGGACTCGCCGAGGCCCACCTTGATGGGCTCGGGAGTCACCCGCTCGTGCGGGGGCGGCAGGGGCTTCCCGGGGAGGGAAAGGCTGCCGTGGATGACGACGTACTTGGGCATGATGCCTCCGAATCAGCCGATGATGTTCTTGAGGAGGTAGCCGGCGATAAAGTCACCGTCGGACGCAGACACGGTGGCGCCAGGGGCGAGCACGTACTCCCAGCCCATCTCGAGCTCGGACACGCGGCCGTCCGCGCTGCCACGCTTCGGGTCCTCGGCCTCGTGCGTGTAGATCTCGTTCCGCACGTACCAGGCGCCGTACCGCATCGAACGCTTGTTGGACGACGCCTCCTTCACGAAGAAGAGGATGTCGTCCGGCCAGATGTCGGCCAGCGACGCGGCCGCACCCTCGAGGGCGCTGTTGACGGACGCGCCCGCGATGATCAGCTCCTGCACGCCGAGGAGGTTGGCGACCTGCGACTCCGTCGCCTTGCTGCCTTCGACGTACTGGATGCGGCTGACAACGGACGGCGCGGCGCGGATGCGCTCGAAACCGGTCGCCGAGATAACGGCGGCGTTGGCGCGCTTGCCGCACGCAGCGCGCAGGGCCGCGTGGGCAATGGAGGCTTCGGACTCCACGTTCCCAGTGGCCGAGGTGAACGTCGAGGTACCATCCACCAGCGACTTCGTCAGCGCGGAGGGGTAGTTGGCCGCCGTGGTGGCCAGCGTCGTCGCCGCCACCTCGCGCTCAACCATCAGGTGGCTCCAGATGGTGTCGGCCGCGTCGACGCGAACGTCCGCGACGGCGGGGTCGAACGTCTTCGAGTCGCGCGGGTCGACGTCGGTCTTCAGCTTGTGCAGCACCGAGTCGTAGCTGCGCTTGAAGACGCCCCAGTCGACGCGGTTGGCCTCGGCCTTCGAGCTGGAGGCGCTCGAGATGTTTCGGAGGTGCCGCGCGTCGTACTGGTACACCTGGAAGATGTCTTTCTCGTCCGTGTAGACGGGCGTGAAAATCCGGTCGGCGACGAAGTCCTCCTTGGAGTTGATGATTTTGAAGCTGATGTTGTCCAGCGGGGTGCGAGTCTTGAACTCGCTCGGGTTGAGAGCCATTGCAGTGTCTCCTTGATGGTTGGGTTAGGTGTTGGCGGCGCTGCGCAGGGTGGGGACGAGGAGCAGCTCGAAGAGGCCGTTGTCCGCACCTGGGTTGCTGAGGGCGATGCCGCACGAGAGGGACGTCGCGCCGGCCGCCGTGACGAACTTCCCGGGGCCAGTGGCCTGCGGCATCACCTGCGCACCGACGGTGATGGCCGCGCCTCCGATGGCCGTGACGACAGGCCCCGACGGCATGAAAAGACACTGCGCGCCTGAGGCGGCATCGTCGAGGGCGACGCCCGCGATGGCCTCGGTGATGGCGGTGGACGCGACGACGGCGCCCGACGAGTTGATGACGAGCCCCTGTCCGCGGAGGATGGTGCCGCCCGCGACGCGGGCCAGCGGGGCCATTCCAATAAAGTTTTCCTGAGCCATGGTTGTTGTGTCCTCTCGTTCAGCGGTTGGTGGGGATGGAGGCGACCATCGCCTTGGCCATCTCGGGGTTGGCGCGGTGGAAGGACTGGATGGCCTCGCGACCCTTCAGCCCCGTCTTCTTCTCGTGCTCGTTGAGGGCGACCGAGTACTCCTCGGCGGACGCCGTCAGCTTCTTCTCGGTGCTGACACCGGCCGACTTCATCGCCAGCTTTGGCGCCGACTGCGCCAGCGTCTTCGCGGCCTCGAGGCCCTTCGCCGACGCCACCAGCTGGATGGCCTCGCGCATTGGCTCGCACGCGAAACCTTCAGCCTTCGCCGCTTCGATGACGCCGTCCACGTCGCGCTGGAACAGCGCCGCCTCGAGGGCCGCGGCCTTCTCGTTGGCTGCCCTCAGCGACGCCTGCAGCGGCTCGACAGCCTTGGACACCTCGGCCCGAACCGACGCCTGCATCATCCCAGGCGGCTGCATCTGCTGCATGCCGCCCTTCATTTTCATGCACTCGGCCACGATGGCCTCTTCGGTGCTGTCCTCGGGCATGCCGAGGGCAGCGGCGATCTTCGCGTACGACATGAGCTGCTCCTTGTGTGGGGTGCCCGTGGGACTGCCCGGCGGGAGTGCCGTCGACGCGGCCACGGCCGGCATCGAGTGAAAGAAAGGGTCGTTGGTGAGGGCGACGCCTGACAGCCACCACCCGCGCGCCTCGCCTGTGCGCCTGTCGCGGTGCTGCGGCTGCCACTCGGGGCTCCAGAAATTCCACGCGCCGCTGCGCACCGCCTCGACACCAGCGGGCGCCCACTCCGTCAGCACCTCGAGGCCGTCGGCGGTGACGCGCATGTCGGTGAGGAGGCCGACGGCGCGCTCGAGCTCAAGCCGCTTCACCGGGTCCGCCTCGTCGAGGTGCGCGTGCGTCACCCGCACCGGCAGCCCAGGCCGCCCGGCCGACTCCCAGTTGGCCACCATCTCGCGCAACATGGCGTCGTCGATGTCGATGCTTCCGCCGATAGCGCCGAGGTTGGGCCCGTGCCACTCCCCGCGCGGGAAGATGAGGTTCCACGCCTTCGACTCGGTGGCCTGCGCACGCAGCGATGCCGATGCGCCTCGAAGCGTCGTCGTCATTCATCACCTCCGGGCACGTACACGACGAGACAGCGACAGTTGGCGCCGCCGTCGCAGTCGCGGTTGGGTGGAAGCATGGCGTCGTGCTCGGCACTGCCGAAACGCGCGCGGCGCCCGTCCATGCGGCGACACGGCTCACACACGCGCGTGTCCAACAGCGCCGAGTATTCGACGGCCTGCACGCCGCCGACGATGCGCGCGGCCTCATCTCGGCCGACGTTGAAGATGCGCGTCACGACGGCGCCCGCGTCGCTGCGGAAGGCGCCCGTCTCAAGTTGCCGCGTCAGCACGCGCGACACCACCTGCGAGGCATCGCCCCCAGTGCGCAGCACGTCGAGCGCCTCGGCCTCCAACTCGGTGCGCAAGCGCGACGTCATGCGCCGCACCAGCGCGCGCTGCTGCGCCTCAATCACCTCGTCGGCGTCGTCTTCGGCCTCGTCGGCAAGCCTGTCGTCTTCCTCGGCCGCCGCCGTCAGCCGTCGCGCCTCGGCCAACTCCTCCGACGTGTCGCGGCGCAATTCGCTGCGGGCCATGCGCCCGCCCGTCTCGCGCACGTCACCGAGAAAGGACTCAAGGGCCGTTTCGAGTCTCGAGGTGTCGAGGGACAGCTCGGCCACCTCTGACGGGTTGCCGTCTGCCATGGCGCGCGTGATGTCACCGGCCGCGCGCGCCAGCATCTCCACGACGATGGGCCGCACCTGGCGCTCAAAGGCGTCCCGCCGCGTCGACAGGTACTCGTCGATGCGCGTCCAGTCCGTTCGCGACTCCGACGCGCGCAGTGGACGCCACGGCTGCCACGCGACGGCGGCACGCAGCGTTGGCGTCTCGCACGCACCACACGCGCACGCGGCCTCGTGCGAAGCGCGGAAGGGCGGCTGTCCCACGGGCGGCTGTCCCACGGGCGGCGCAACGACGGGCGGGGCTGCGGCGCGCTCGGCCTCGGTGATGGGCGAGAACCCCAGTTCCTCGCGCATCTGGTTTTCGTCCTTCAGCGTAGGTGTGAAGACGCCCGCGGCCTTTGCGATATTGGTCGCCTCCGCGCGCGTCTTCGGGTCGAGTTCCGGCCGGCGCAACGTCAACTTCGCCTTGGGGTACACCACCTGCGGGCCCCAGTTGGCGTCAACGAGTTTCCTCGTCAGCTCGTCCATGCCGGCGTGAAGCACCGCGGCCACCTTGCGCACGAAGGCCATCGCCCGCGCGTCGTGCACCTCGCCCACGCTGCGGCTACCCGTGTCGCCCGTGCCGAGGGCCAGTTGCTGTGCGCCCACCTGCTGAAGCACGACGGTGCCCAGTTGCTGCCACGCCTCGAGCACGTGGCCCTTGTTGGCGCCTGGGGAGAAAATCCAGTCCAACTTCCAGCCAGCCGGAAGCACCGCGCTCGCGTTCTCGTGGTACACGAGGTTGGCCAGCAACTCGTGCAGCTTTTCGCGCTCGGGAATGCCCAGCGGCGTCTTCGGGTCGACAGCTGACGCCACCGGAACACCCGCTCCCTCGCGCTGGTACGTCACGCCGATGAGGCGCAGCAACTCCGGCTGCACCCGCCCCGCGATATACCAAGCGGGCCGGAACGCGCTGAAGCCCTGGTAGTTGCGCCCGGCCTGCTGCCACGTGAAGCGCAGCAACTGCTCGACCGGCATCTCGCCGGAGAACCACCCGCCACCACCCGGCGCAGGCGCCGATTGCTTCACGGCGTACAGGCGCCCCGTCTCGTCTTCCAACCACGGATTAGCCGACAGCGACGACGGCGAGCGCTCTTCAAGGGCCGGGATAAAAAATGCCCCGCCCGGCACCTCGGGCCGCGGCGTGCGCGCCCACGGGTGCTCGAACAGCGAGAAGCCCGCCGTCAGCATGCCGTCGGCGGCGCGCGTGCGGAGCGGCATCTCGAGCAGTTCGAGGTTCCACCGCACGAAGTCGGCCTGCGCCTTCGCCAGGCCCGGGTTGGGGTGCGCCTCGGCCGCCTCGACGTCGAGCCGCGCCTCGCCCAGCGGCGCGAGGACGAACTCGATGCTCGCCGCCACGAAGGGGTTGGTGCGCCGAATCTCCTCCCACTCGCCCCACTCCTGACTGCCGGCCCGGCCGTAGCCGAGCTCGTCCCGCAGCGCCGCGTTGCGCTCGGCGAGGATGCGCCCGTTCCAATTGGTGGTGCCCTCGGTGCCGCGCGTTGGCGTCACCACCTGTCCCTCGACGGTGGCAGACGCGACGACGGAGGGCCGCGTCAGGCCAAGGCGTTGCCCGATAGTGGCGAGGAGGCCCACGCGCGCACGGTGCGTGCGGGCCTGCTACGCCTCAACACCGCTGCTACATCCTCATCCGTCGCAACGGCGGCGCGTGCGTCGGGGCGGTCGGCTCCGTCGGCACGTCGCCCGAGTCCGGCATCGTCGACAACTCGGTGAGTCCCCACACCAGCGCGTCGAGTCTGTCGGGCGACGCCTCGCCTGACTTCGCGCTCCACCCCGTCAGCTGGTCCTCAAGCCCCTCGAGTCCCGGCACGTGCGTCACGCGGCCTTGCTCGTACAGCGCAGCGACCGGCTCCGCCCGCGCGCGCTTGCCCTTCGACGCGCGCACCTCGTGCACGAGGGGGAGTCCCGGCCGCCCCAGCGCCTGCCACTCCATGCGCAACGTGTGGGCCACCATCTGCCCGCCCTGGTTCGTTTCGACGACGAAGGCCTGCGCGCCCACGGCGTCGTAGAGCGCGATGGCGGCGCGCGCCCACTCCGAGGGACTGCCCTGCAACGACGCATCGCCCAGCACGGCGTAGCGCGCAGCCGTCGGCGGCTCTCCCGGTGCCGGCTTGAGTTGTCCCGCCGCCACGATGCCCGTCTCGTCGCTGTCCTCGCCGTCCGTCGTCGCTGGGTCGATGGCCACCACAACGCGACTGCACGCCGAGGCCTCGACGCACGCGTAGCGGAACTCTCCCGCCTTCCACAGCGCACCCGGCACGTCCTCGAGCAGCTCGCCGTGAATCTCCTGTCGGCCAAAGCGCGTTCCCTCGTACTTCGCGATGACTTCGGTGAAGAAGTTCGCCGCGAGGTTCGCCTTGTTCGCGTACGTCGACGCGCGGCTGTAGATGAGGTCGCCCCGCTGCATCAGCTCGTGCATCAGCTTGATGGCCAGTGGCGTCGTGGTGATGACGCCCTGCACGTGCGTGCCGAGTCGCAGCGCGAAGTTGAGGTTGTCCCACGCCAGCCGCGGGTACTTGAAGTGCGGCAACTCGTCGACCCACGCGTGCGTGAGGTTGACGCCGCGGATGCCCGCGGGGTGCGCGCCCGACAACAGGAAGGCCTTGGCGCCCGACGGCCACGTCAGCTCGCCACCCGACACCGACGCGGCGAACGTCGGCCGCTCCTCGGGCGGCGTGATGGCCATGAGGCCGGACGGCCCGTCGAGCAAGTCGCGCCGCACGTCGTCGGGCGTCTTGCCGAGGATGCCGATGCGCGCGTCGCTGCGCTTCGCCCACACGCGCACCATCTCCGCGCCGCTGCGTGTCTTCCCGCTGCCGCGCCCGCCCGACAGCAGCCACCACGTCCACGCGCCGGGCGGGGGCAGTTGCTCGGGCCGCGCGTGTAGCTCCCACGCGAAGGGCAGCGCCGCGACATCAGGCCGTGACTGCACCTCGCGAAGGAAGGCATCGACGCCGACGGCCGCGATGGCGCGCGCAAGGAGCGAGTCGCGCGGGAGCCCTGGCGCCTGCGCTGGATGAATGCGCGCCGGCACGCGTCACGTCTTTGGCTGCTCGCCCGCGAGGCGTCGGACAATCTCGACGAGGCCGGACGCGTCGGACGTGTTGACGTCGTGGGTTAGCTTCATCTCGGGCCTGTCCTTGCGCGCCCATCGCGAAGGGAACTTGCGCTCAAGCCACCACTGCGCGTGTTTTGCGTCTTCGGCGGCGGCCTTCATGATGAGCCCCACGCACCTGATTTCTGCCTGCTTCTCGGCCTCCAAGACGCGGCGGCGGAAATCTCGGTGAGGCCCCTTCTTCTCGGCCCTGCCTTTGGCCATCCACTCGCGCATCACGCGAGGGCTAACGCCAGCCCACTCGGCAGCCACGTTGCGATAATTGCCTTCGGACAGCGCCTGACAGATGCGGTCAACGGCTTCAGGCGTCATGGCCGTCGGGCGACCTGGGCCTTTTGTTTCGTCAGACATCGCTCGACTCCCGTCTCAGTCCCGCGCCTACGTCGCGCGTGTTCCAGCGTAGCCCAAGGAAGGAGCGGTACTTCCGCACCGTCACCGCGCGCATCTCGAGCCGCTCGGCCGACACCGACGACGAGAGGCCTTCTGCCCAGTGCACCAGCACCAACTGCAGCACGCGAAGCTTGTCTTTCGCGCGCTCTCTTGCGGCCTCGACGGCGTACTCGCTGCGTTCGATGTGAGCGCGGCTCACGTCGTCGTCTCCTTCGGCATCTCGCCCTTCCCCACGCCCGCCGCGCGACTACAAAACCCTGCGTCCGCGCACTCGACGCGCACGAGGACAGTGTGCGACAGCGCGTCCACCAGCGTCACCAGGTGCGCTACCGGCCGCAGTGTACCGCAGCGCCCGCATGGGGCGTAGCCGTGTCGGTCGGACGTCATGGCTCCACCTCCTCGGTGAACGAGCCGCCGCGCAGCGCCACGGCCAACGCCTCGCGTAGCGTCGCGAACCTCCTCACATCGAGGGTATTCCCAGCGGCGCGCACGGGCTCCTCTGCTCGACCCAACGCGCGGTGAAGCGCGGCGGCCTCCTCGCGAGACAACTCCAGCACGACATGAGGCGGTTCCTTCGGGCGTGCGTTCATGGCTTCACCTCCGGGCTTCCTGCGTGCGCGACGTACGGCCCGCCGCGTCGCTCCACCTCAGCCGCCGCCGTCAGCGCCCGCGCCATGTCGCGCAGCGTCTCCTCGCGCTCGTCCTGCGGCACCTCCGCACGCACGACGCCCACCAGCGCCTCGGTGAGTTGCCGCGTCCAGCGTCGCTCCTGCGCCTGCGTCACCTCGTCCGTCATGTTTCGCCTCCTTCAAGGTTGAGCCCACGGCCGTCGGCGCGCCTGCGCCACCCGGCCACCACCACGCGCACGTCATCGACGCTGCGCACCACCATCGGGCGCTCTCCGCGCCACGACTGCTGCCACTCCACCTGCGTCACCCGCAGCTTCCCTGTCGGCGTCTTCACCTCGACAAGGTGCGTGGTGCCGCTGCACCCGACGAGGAGGTCCGGCACACCCGCTCGCCTGGGGACGACAAACTCGACGCTGCACCCCAGCGCTCGGAACATCTCCACGATGGCCGTCACGTTGGCGTCGCCGCGCGCACCCCATCGCATCGCCCCGCGACTCATGGCGACCTCCCAGCCCACCCAGTGCTGCGCAACTCGTCCTTCAGTGACTTCGCCGCGCGGAACCGAACCTCCACGGACTTCGGCAGCGTCATCAACTCGCCCGTCTGCGGGTTGGTGATGCGCCGGGTTTTGCGCGTCTTCACCACGAAGACACCGAGCCCTGGCACCGCCACGCGTCCACGCGTCACCAGCAGCACCGCGAGTGCGTCAGTGACGCGGCGTGCGCACCGCTCGCGACGCGCCGTCTCCGTGAAGGGCAGCGCGGCCCCAAGCAACTCGAGCACCCTCACGACAGCCACCACGCCAGTCCCGCCAGCGCCAGCAGCGTCAGAGTGTGGCACAGCGCCTCGAACTGGTCCCGGCGGCGCTCCTCGGCCTCGTGTCGTCGGTAGGGCGTCATGGATCCCCCATCACGTCGAAGATGGACGTCTGCCCCGCACGCGCGTCACGCAGCGTCAGTCCGCGCGCCTCGGCCTCCAGTCGCTCGCGTGCGACGGCCGCGTAGGTGGCGTCCTTCTCGACGCCGATGAAGCGCCGCCCGAGGCGAAGGCATGCGACGCCGGTGGTGCCGGAGCCGCAGAATGGGTCGAGCACGAGATCGCCGGGGTCGGTGAAGAGCTCGACCAACTCCAGCATCAGCGGCAGCGGCTTCTGTGTGGTGTGAAGCCACTCACGGCGGCAATTTTCCAGTGCCGGGGTGTTGTGTGTGAAAAGCGCTCGACGTCCGCCGCCATTCCAGCGTTTGCGACCCTTGCGGTGCGCGATCTCGATAGCCTCTCCAGCTGAGCCGGGGCGATCTCCTGTGAACTGAGGCGAACCGTTCGGCTTCACCCACCACCCGACTCGGATGTGCTCCAATCCGTTTGCGGCGAGCGACTCCGCCCACGAGTGGACTTGCTCCACATCACTGAACACAACACACCAGCGTTTACAGGTGACGCCGAGGGCCAATGCCGTCGCCTTGAGTACTTCAGCACTGAGATGCTCGAATCCGAGCGCTCCGCGTCGCTTTGAACCGCACGGCATCACAGGGTGGCTTGGGGCTGCCGCTGCGCCCGCATGCGTGCGCTCCGAGTACGGCGGATCGGTGATGACGTGGTCGACCTGCCCCAGCGTCGGCAGCACCTCTAGACAGTCGCCGTGAATCACCTGCCACGCGCTCATGCCGCCCCCCTTCGCCGCGACGGCCCAGACACCTGCACCACCGTCCCCGCCTGCGCCACGCGGTCGGCGATGCGCTCGCCGAGTCGCGCCTCAAGCCCACCCGGCCCGCGCCACGGCAGGTTGCTGGTGAGGATGGTTCGCCCGTAGGCCTCGTGCCGGTGGTCGACGAGTTCGTGGAGCTGCGCCCGCGCCCAGTCGTTGAGTTGCTCCGTCCCGACGTCGTCGAGGACGAGCAGGAAGACGCGCTTCAGCGTCTCCAACTCCACCGCCCCCGCATCGAAGCCGGACAGCTTCGCCAACTCGGACGAGCGCCGGAACGCCGCCGTGGCGCCCGAGGTGATGGCCTCCCGGACGGCCCACGTCGCCGCGACGGACTTGCCGGCGCCCTTCGCCCCGCACAGCACCAGCCACGTCTTCGAGGTGTCTTGGAGCCAGCGCTTCACCGCGGTGAGCGCCTCGGTGTCCTCCGCGTCCGCCGCTGCCGCGAGGGCGCGTTGCCCCACGCCGCTGCGCTCAAGCTTCGCCGCCGACGTGCGCAGGACACGCTCGGCCGCCAGTCGCTCGGCCTCCTGTGTCTCGGCCCGCCGCGTCTCGGCCTCGAGCTCGGCCACCAGCGCCCGGTGACGCGCGGCCTCGACGGGGTGCGCGGCGTCCCAGGCCTTCGCCCGCTGCCCCGTCTCGATGATGGCCCGCCAGCCCGCGAGCGACAGGGTGGGGCGGCCCAGCGCTGCGATGTCGGCCTCCAGTTGCGCGATGCGACTCACAACGGCACCTCCCCCGTCTGCTGCTGCGTCCAGTCCACCGACTCGGCCGGGACGGGGCCGCGGCCGGGCGCCGCGTCGGCCACGAAGTGTGCAAGGTGCGTGGACAGCTCCGACAGCGTCGCCACCGTCGGGAAGCCCTGGTGGGCCAGCGCGCGCCGCCACGCACGCGCCACGACGTCAGGCGCAGCCTGTGCCAGCAGCGTCGACACCGCGCGGGCGTCTCGAGGCCCGAAGGGGTACCGCGCGCCGTTGCGGGCGCTGGCGTACGCCTCGACGAGTTCGACGACGAGGGGTGCGTGCCGTGGGTCGGTCGGCTTGTCCGGCTTGGCCTTCGGCGGCCTCGCCGGGGGCGACGCGAACAGCGGCGCGGAGTCTTTTACCTGTAGTTGACCGCTGACCGCTGACCGCTGACCGATAGGGCTGGCTGTCGGCTGGCTGTCGGCTGGCTGTCGGCTGGTTCCGGGCTGGATAGTCGGCTGGTCCGCTCCAGCCGACTCACCAGCCGGAGCCCCAGCGGCGTCACCAGCGCTCAGAAGCCGTCCGTTGGCTCCACGCGAGGCTTGGGCGGCGCGCTTTCGCCCCCCAGCCGCTGCGGCCTGACGGGCCCGAATCCGGGCCTCGACGGGCGCGAAGTAGCGACTCATGCCCCGCACCCGGAAGCCATCGCCGACGGGCTCGAGGAGGCCCAGGTGGACGAGGGTGACGGGCTCGACGTCCTTTCCCGAGGCCAGCCGGAAGCGCAGGGCGGCGTCCTCGCGGGTGACGACGACGGCGGGCGTTGCGCCGTCGGGGGTGGCCTCCACGATGCGCTCGAGCTCGCGTGGGTCGCCGTTGAGGTCCCACCACTCCACGAGGCTGCCGAGGGCGTGCTGCGTCGTGACGCCGAGTGCGCCGGCGAGGAGGGCGGCGCGGGGCTTCACCGCGCGGTCGACCTGCACGTAGGGCAACGGGTCGCTGTCGGACTGGCGGTAGGCGCTCACGCGGCACCTCGGAGAATCCCGTCGACAAGTTCAATTCGGCGGCCGATCCATCGCATTGCCGGCACGGCCATCGAGTTTCCCAGCGCTGCGTAGCGCGGCGTGTCCTTCGCTCCGTCGATGGCCGTCCAGTCGTCCGGGAATCCCTGGAGTCGCTCGCACTCGCGCGGCGTGAGGCGCCGGACGCGCGTTGCCGTGGCTGTCGTGATGGGTGTGCCGCGCCCCGTGCCGTCCTCACTGGCGTCGGCACCGACGCTGCGCAGCGCGTGCGTCACCTCGCCGGTCACACAGACGGCCTGCGTCGTCCCGTCCGTGTCGAGCGAGCCTGCGACGTGCTCGGAGGGCACGGGGTCTTGTCGCGCGTTGAAGGCGATGGCGGGCGGTCGGCCGGACTTCACGAGCGCAGCGGTCGACGGGTCGCACGAACTCCGATTTTTGGGCGAAGTCACTTGCGTTTCGTCGAACGACGCGGTGATAAAGGTTTCGGTTTCGGAGTCGAGTCGCCTCGCGCTCGTCGTGAGGCACTTGCTGATTTCGGGGATGTAAGCGCCTTGTCCGTCAAGATCGCGGCGACGGCCGCCAGCGCCAATGCCAAGCGCACCGGCAACGTCTTCCCGCGCTTCTCCGCGCGTCGGAGGATTCCGGCGCACGCCCTCGGGCTCAAAAAGTACCGCTCCGGCAGCGGCAGCGGCTCCAAGATGTCCGACAAGGAAGACACGCTCGCGTCGCTGGGCCACTCCGAAGAACTGAGCGTCCAGCACTCGCCATGCGAGGCCATACCCGAGTTCTGAAAGGGCCCCGAGAAGGCACCCAAAGGCGTTGGTGCTGTCGGACAGAACTCCGGGAACGTTTTCCCAGACGAGCCACCGAGGGCGAAGCGCCGCAGCCAGTCGCGCAAACTCGAGCGTGAGGTTGCCGCGCTCGTCAGTGAGTCCGCCTCGCAGCGCTGAGACAGAGAAGGCCTGGCACGGGGTGCCTCCGACGAGGACGTCGATGCGGCAATCATCTCCAGCAAGTCGACCTGCGAGTCCGACGAGAGAGCCATGGTTGGGTACCGAAGGGAAGCGTTGAGCGAGAAACTTCGAGGGCCACGCCGCGAGTTCGGCGAACCACACAGGCGACCAACCGAGCGACTCCCACGCGACGGAGGCCGCTTCGATGCCGCTGCACACGGAGCCGTACCTCATCGTCGCCCCCACAGCGCGATGGCCTTCTCCACGGCCTCGCGCTCGGTGTGGCCGGTGGCCAGCTTCGAGACGCCGCGCCCCGACTTCCGCCACACCACCCACACGTCACCAAACGCCGGGCCGTCGTTGCGGACGTAGGCCCCAGGGACGAGGCGCTCGAGCCGCTGCGTCAGGGACTCGGTGACGAGGGGTTGCCCCGCCTCGCGCTCGGCCAGCGCCGCAGCGACGTGGCCGCGGGAGACCTCGCGCCCCTCGCCACCGCCCGCAAGGCTGATGCCCGCCTCGCGAAGGATGCGACGCACCACCATGTGGCCGATGCCGCACTCCAGAGCGAGGCTGTTGGGCGTGCGTCCGCCCTCGCGCGCCAAGCGCTCGACGCGGGCTACCGTCGCGTCGTCGTCGAGTCGTTGGCCGCCCATCACCGAGCCCTCCGTCGGCTGGCCACCATCGCGAAGAGGTGGGCGTTGGCCTGCGCCTCCAGCAGATCGACCTCGTTGACCCACGTTTCCAGATCTGTCGCCGTGTGCTTGCACCGCTCGACCGTCGCCTCCGACATCGACACGAGACCCACGGCGTTGCGGAGG